AACTTTTTTCATTCCATCAATAATGTTTCTCATATGTTGGTCAACCTCTTGTGGTGGGATACTACCAACATCAATTTTAAAGATTCTCTTTTCAGGCGCCCTCATAATTCTATGAATCATCATTGCGTCTTCCATAAGAGTTAATTGTTTCCAAGTTTTTCTAGCACCCTCTAATAAAGAACGACCATATGGTAGGAAGTTTGAGTCGGTCATTAATCTAAAGTGTGCAATCTGATAAAATGGGAAGTATGTATTTTTATCTTTACCATATGAGAAATTGGTAGAAGAACTCATATTGGATAATTTAAATCTAACCTCATAAGGGTTATCAGGATTAAATCCCTCTTCACGTTCAAATTCGTATGCTGAAATTGGTTGGACATTTACAATACCAACTCCCTCTTCAATATCTAAATACAAAAAGTAGTCACCATATTTGTTCATACCACGAACCCAAGCCCAAAGGTTGAATTCAATATTTAAGATATCATAAAATAAGTTGTGAAGGATTTTCTTTAGATTCTCATCAGAAGATTTAATACGAATCACATCACCCATATCGTTCTTTAAGGTACACTCATCGGAGTAGATATCCAAAATAGAAGTAATGATTGAGTCTTTGTCCATCGCCTCATAGTCAGTATACAATTCTAACTTGTTTGAGTGATAGTTAAATTGTTGATTGTAGGTTTCCCAATTCCTACGAGAAGTATGTAAACGACCAAATCTATCGTAGTATGATGTTCCACGGATATTACCTTGAGATTGTAGTCTTTGTGAGTCTACGGCTTGTAAACGATTCTTCCCAACTCTTCTTACGATGACTTGGGTAGCGAATAGTTTTTGTAATCTTCCAAATAATGAATTGTCTGCCATAATGTTTTTCTAAACTAAAAGAGTATACTTTTACAATCTATAAATATACAAAAAATAAACTACACTACCAAATTAAAGTATCCAAGTCATATCTACATCATTACCTCTACCATCTTTTAATACCCAAGGATTATGTTGTCCCATTCTGGCGTTGTAAACACCACCTTGAGTCTTTGAAATGTGAGTTAATGCGGTACGGCTTAAATCTATACCCTGTTGTCTTAATTTTAATGCGGTGTCTCTTACCCAAAGTCCTGTGGAGAACGACATAACCAAGTCATCGTTATACCCTTGTTGAGCCTCCGCCTTGGAACCATTCCAAATGAATACAAACAGCTCATCAATTAAACGCTTTGAGTGAACGATTGGTGTTTTTTCTCTCATATAGGTATCAAGTTTAGAAATCACCAGAGGTCTTGTTCGTGAGGACATTGTAAAGCCCGGAACCATATCTTCTTTTTTCTTTAGGTCCCAACCTTTTCGTAGGTGGACATCATCATCTACATAACCCAACTCACGATATGAGTAATATAAGTTTGTATAGTTTCTATCAATAACTTCTTGGATTACAGCCCAACCAATGTTTGCGTTTTCAACCACCAACATAGCATTGTTCCACTCCGCAGCAACCGATGTAAGGAATGCTCCATATTGTTTGGTTTCAATCTTACCTTTGTATTCAGCAACTTGTTCTACGGTTTCAATATCAATAACGTGGAATGCTGAATAGTCGGATGAATCGCCACGAGCCACATCGGCTACCACTACATAGTCACGAGAATAATTTGGATATTCCCACAACCAATAATTTCCATCAAATCCTCGTTTTTCAATTGGGTCTTTAATATAAGTTTCAGTATACCAAGTTAGAATTGATGAGTCTACTACCGTGTAACCTGAACTGATAAAGTCACAATCACATTCTTGTGCTGCACCCTTTTCACCAAGTAATTTTGTTTGGTCATCTCTCCAACTTTGGTTTCGTTCAGGGTGAACGGTCCAGTGAAGTTTGATTGGATTCCAACTATCACCAGCCTCACCTTTTAACCAAATTTTGTGAAACCAATTACCCACACCATTTGGAGTTGATAACACAATGGCCTTACCACCGGTAGAAAGGGTTGATTGAGAAGAAGTCCAAATATCTTCAATATTGGAAATAAATGCAGCCTCATCGTGCATAAACCTTACTTTAGTCACAAGGTTTTTTGCTACTTCTTGTTTGGTTGCAATTACCAAAATGTTTTTATCTTCGTGGAATAACATCATCCATAAAGAGTATCCGGCGGATAGAGTAGAAATACCTAACTGACGTGATTTGAGGATTACATTAAACCTGTGGTCATCAAACTCCCTCATCAAATCTTCTTGGAAATCATAAAGATTGAAAAGAATTTTACCTCGGTGAGGGTGTTGGATATAACAATATTTCTTAAAGAAATACACTGGGTCTTTAGCACATTTAATGTACTCTTCCCTAATAAGTTCCTTTAAACTTTTTGCCATACATTTTTATTTATAGAGCGAGCAATAATGTAACCGTAGCAGCTCCACCAGCAAAGCCAACCAAAAGACCTTGCCACATTTTAGAAGATTTTTCTCTTTTTAAAACTTTGATTTGGTCTTCTTTTAGAGAAATTATTTTGTTTTTTTCTACAATAACCAAATCTTTTGAAGTAATAACTTTATTTAAGTTTTCAACTTCAACTTTATACAAATCAATAGATTTTGAGTATAAAACAACCTTTTCTTGTGTTAATCGTAATTCATTAACACACAAGTCACGTTCTGCTTTTACCTTTAATGCGTTTTCAAGAGCCGCTCTCGGAACTGCAATTAAGTTAGATTCAGTTGAAAGCGTCTGTGAAAGCATTGGCAATGTCGTTATCAGACATAGCGTCAAGCTTAGCAACATCTTTTTCATATTGTTTCCTTAACTTATTGATTTGAGCATCTTTTTTGTCAATCTGAACATCAATTCTCTTTAATTCTTTTTCAATATCTTTATTGATTTTTAAAAGAGAATCCGATTGACTTTCTAACTTTTCAATCTGCGTGTTGTATTCTTGTTCACGCTCTCTCAACATTCTTTCGTAATCTTTCTTGTAGCGATTACCAGCAAAAAAGAATTGATATGCTAGTAATGCTAATAAAGCAAGAATTACAAGTTGTTGAGTATTGAATCGTTTCATTTACTTTTTAACAGCAGCTTTTGGCTCAGCTTTAGGAGCAGCTTTTTTCTTTGGGTAGTATCTTTTCTTTTTAGGAGCAGCTTTTTCTACCACATTAGCTACATCAGACGCTTCTTTTACTACTTTTTTAGCAGCAACTTTTGCTTCTGCAACAGCAACCTTTACTTCGGCTACTTCTTTTTTAACTTCGGCAACGGTTTCTTTGATTTTTTCATCAATGGTAGTTTTACCAAGTAACCAATTCCAAACTTTCTTTAATGTTTCCATAGTTTATTCCAATTTTAATTTAAAACTACTAATAAGTATAAAACTAAACTTATTAAAAGTAAGTTTGTTCAAAATACAAAACTTCAAAATTATTTTCCACATTCACAAGTTCAGCTGCGTTTAACAAATCAGAATATTCAATAACAGACTCACGTTGACCGATTCTTAAATCTTGTAAGAAATCAAACGTGGCGATGTCAGTAGTCATTAATTTTATAGAATCTGAATTATATGATTCGTACAAATTGTATTCTAAAGCGTAAGCCTTACTGATGATGTCAATCAAATTGTTAAATGTAATAGTTGGTTTCAATGATGGTAGTGTGGGATATACATTCCAATCTACCAAATACTTTTGAACTTTTAAAGCGTGTTCATTTTCATTAGCGGATTCTTGTTCAAAAAAAGCACCAGCTTTTAAGTATCCTTTTTCTTGACACCAGTTAGCAGCATTACGATAGAAAAAATGAGCATTATACTCATCTTTTAATCTAGCAGTCAACATCGTAACCGATTCATCAGCCAAGGGTTTTGGTTTTATAATATCGGATTTGTTTGCGTTTTCAACCTCTTTTAACATTTTTAATGCCGTTCCCATTCTATTTGTTTTCATATAATTACCACTTTTTACAAGACCAATAACGGGCTTTCCATCTTGGTCCTGGATTATCACAATTGTGTCTTGCTCTGAACGATGCTCTTGCTTTAGGATTGTCTTTACGAATTCTCATCGTACCACCTTTAGCATCACCACCTTGTCCAAAATTTACCTTAACAACATTACCTTTGTCGTTCTTAACATATACTTTAAATTTTTTAACATCACCTTGCATAATCTTACCAAGTTTTACTTTTCTACCTTGGTATTCTGCTTCGTTGATGTCACTTTTGTATTCAGCCATAAACTGAACAAACTCTTTTAGGTCTTGATAGTTTTCTACATCATACTCATCAAGTATTTCTTCCTCTTCTTCTTTTAAAAAAGGTTTAGCTGCAAGATTGGAATATACCTTACCTAATTCAGGAGTAAATCCGTATTTTTCTTCCATAAAGGTTTTTACATTATGGTATTCTTCTTTGATGATTTGTTTCAAAGAATCTTTTGTCAATTTTGATTCAGCAAGAGTTTCTTCTTTTTCTTCTTCTTCAAGTTTGTGAACCGGATATTTTTTTCCGTTGAATTCAAATTCAGTCAAACCTTCTTTTCTTGCGTTGAACAAAGCACCTGTGAAAGCATTACCCTCATTTACATTATCTTGAGCTAATAACTTAACTTTATCAACCACGGTTTTAACTTTTTTACCATTGGCCAACTTTAATGTCACACTTCTGCCAAATCTATCAATAACAGTAGCAGCACTATTTGCTGATGGAAAGAATATAATATCACCAATTTCAACCGATGAATTACCCTCGTTTACAACTGATTCGCTTGTGCTTCTATTATCATAAACACCTTTTAACCATTTAATAGTATCTCTATCTTTTGGAAAATCTTTGTATTCGTTGTAGAATTCTTTTACAAAATCTTTAAAGTCTTTTGCTTCTTGGGCGATAATATCTATATTACTCATTGATGATTCGTTTACTGATTCATTCAACTTTACATCCCTAGCAGGAGTAAACATTACCTTTTTACCTCCATTGAGTTCTTGAAGTTTATTCATAAAGTATTTCCAGATAGGCATACCCGTATTTTTGGAGAATGCGTTATGTCCAATCAAAGTATAAACAGGGCCAGTTGAACCTTGGAAAGCTTTGACTTCATACTTTTTACCGCCTAGGTTAACTGTTCCAATCATTCCTAATGCAGGAGCAGGTCTAGCTCCCATATCAGCGCCCGATGCTAATTTAGCGTTAACAATTTTGGTTTTGCTAACAGGTGCCCCCATTTCTTCGTTTACCGATTCACCCATTACAATTTTACCAGTTGCATCCTCTATTCTGATTCTTGAGTTAGGGAATTCTTTTAGTAATAAAGAGTAGTTTGCAGGAATTGCTTGTCCAGTTTTAACTTCTACTTGTTTAACTACTTTGTTGTTTTTAATAACAACCAAAGTGAAAGGACTATCACCTTTCTTAACACCCCTCATAATGTCTTGATATAAACCCTCATCTATTGACTCTTTTTTGGTCAAACGATTTTTTGCAAGGAGTGATATAAACTT